CGGCCTGCAGGTGATACTGGAAATTCGCGATTTGACGTGCGAAGCCTTCGGGGCTGGCGTCGCTGCAGGTCTTCACGTCGAGGATCGCGCTGCCGGTCATGTAGTCGCAGCGCGCCTTGCACGGCACGCCGTGCTGGTCCCAGAACAGGGACACCTCGGCGTGTCCGTTCGCTAGGCCCGACGCGACGAGAGGATGCCGGCGCACGGACGCGGCGATGGCCTGGGCCTTGTCGTAGGCGGCCTCGTCCACGATGGTCTTGCCGGCGTGGTCCTGCTCAAACTCCTCCGCCGCCTTCTTGCCGATCGTCGTGCGCCGATCAAACTTCGGCATCACCGCGAACTCGGCGTCGAACTTCTCCGGCTCGAGGATCAGCGCGTGGGTGAGCGTGCCCAGGCGCATCGCGGCGGTGGGCTCGCGCGGCGCGGTCTTCGACGCGATGTAGTGGGCGGGCGAGCGCAGCAGCAGCTTCGCCCCGGATGCGCTCAGTGCTTCAACTCTGTGGTAGTCACTTGCGGGCATTCCGACGTGACTGGGCATTCTCTTCTTCCTCCTTGGCTATGACCATGAGCGCCGCGAGCAGCAAGCCAAGATTGCCGCCGACGATCAGGCCCACGATGAACCAGACTGTTGTCACGACCGCGGCTTGAGCATGTGCTCGATGTCGGCGCGCCGGATGAGGATCCGGCGGCCTATCCGCAGCGCGGGGAACAGCCCGGCCTCGATGTAGCTGTAGAGGCTTCGCTTGCTAATGCCAAGTAGTTTTGACGCTTGAGATACCGATATGCAAAGGGTGTCCATGGGAGTCGGCAGCGGCAGGTTGTTGGTCTTAGTTGTGTTGCGCGCAAACTGTATCGGCGCGCGCTGCCGATGTGGAACTCTGTGGTGATAAGATGCATAAAGCTTCGCAATTTGCGCCCGATGCACAATGAGCACTGCCCGAAAAAGCGACAGGAACGGCTGGGTCCGAGAGGGATTAGCCGCGAAGGGTTATTCGCAGCGCGACCTGGCGCGAGCCTGGGGCGTGGCGGAGCCGTCCGTCTCGCGCTTCATCTCCGGCGAGGAGGGAGCGGACCCTCCGCTCTCTCGCGCGGTGACGCTGTCGGTGATGCTGGGAGTTACCCTAGAGGACGTCGCGCGGGGCTTGGGCTTGCGTGGGAAACGCATCGAGCCGGCGGTATCGCGCGACGTCGACACGCCCGTCGTCGGCACGTTCCGCATGGACGTGCTGGAGGAGGGGCGTGTGCGCGTCGTGCTGTGTCAGGACGTCGCGCCTGACGTTGCGTCGCAACTGATCTCAGTCCTCGGCGGCGGCGCGCGTGACGGTCGGCGGGTCGCTAATCGCAAGGCGCGCGCGTAGGCCGCGCGGCTTCGTCACCTCGGCCTTCTCCTCCACAAGCGCCTTGTATTCGCCGCACAGGTAGGAGCGCGCGACGCGGTACGGCTGCGGGTAGCGTTGGCAGGTGAGGGATCCGCCCTCCTGGCCGGCGGTGTAGCGGCAGTCGGCGCAGCTGCGGCGCTGTTCGGTGGTCATGCCTTGATCTCCTTTCTGAGCGCGGCCAGCGCCGCGTCTGCTCCGTAGACTGCGCCCGCCTCGCGCAGCGCCTGCTCGGCCTGATCGAGCGCGGCGATGAGTTGCCCGACCCTGGCGATCCACGGCCCGATGTCGCGGTGCGCCTGGGCGAGGTCGGCGGCGAGGCGATCGCGCTCCTGCTGCAGCCGGTCGCGCTCGCCCAGCAGCGCCAGCAGCATGGCGGCGGTATCGGCGGCGCCGCTCTCCGAAGACAGCGCGTGGAACGCTATCAGCTTTTCGACGGCGTCGTCGCTGGTGTCAGCCATCCCTTCGCTCCTTCATCGCGCGCATCGCGCGGCGTGTCTCCGCGTCGAGCTCCCGCAAGTAGACGTCCGCGATGGCAACCTGCGTGACGGCCACCGCTTGCCCGGCGACAACGCGGACCCCGTAGTCCTTGGCCATGGCCGCGAGACGCACGGGGTCCGTTTCCATGATGCGCACCCTCACGCGGAAACCCACAAGCCGGCGGTGCGCAGCATCGCCATGCCGGCGCGCGTGGGCGCGAGCTCGACCTGGCGCCGATCGTGCGGCGACGTCTTGCGCGTCACCAGCCCCAGATCCACCAGCTTGTCCGATGCTCGGGTGATGACCGGCTTCGACAGGCCGAGAGCGGGCGCGAGGTGCTTCACGCTGCAGCGGGGATACGCGGCCATCATGGCCAGGATCGCCACCTGGCGGCATGTCATGTGCGCGTCGACGTAGGCTGCGACCATAAACGGACGCACCGACATCGGCACTTGAAGCATTGCGTCAGACATCACGCGGCCCTCCCTGGGACATTGACACGCACGACGGGGCACGCCCAGTGCGGCAGCTTCACCACAATCCACCCGCCTTCGACCGACCACGCTACGTCTTGCGCGGGCTTTTTCTCGGAGAGGTGTACGTCGTCGAGGGGGACGGTGATGGTGCAGCAGCCATCCTTCCACGCGACGGCGCGGGCTTCGTGGCGCATGGCGCTGTCGGGCGCCTTTGTCACTCGGACCTTGCCGGCCATCCGGTCCCGTTCGACGTAGACCCGAGAGGGCTTGCCCTTGATCTTCTCAAGCCCCAGCCGCGCGCAGGCGGCCTTGCTGAGAGACAGGGCCATTGCGGGTGTCGCTCTCCCGCCGGGGATGCGCCAGGCGACGGTGACGCTTTCCGTCCGCCCCAGCTGCGTGTTGATCCGTTCCCAGGTCACTGCTTGCTTTCCTCCTTTGCTCGCGCAGCCGTGATTGACTTTGCGCGGTAACGAACGACACGCACCAAATTCAGCGCGTTGAGGATGGACTCGCCCGGCTCGCGGCGCGCGTTCAGCACGTCGCAGACGTAGGCCGGAGACAGGCCGTGCTTTTCCGCGAAGGCCTTTTGACTGCCGGCGGCCTTGCACGCCGCGGCCAAGCGGCGGCAGACCTCGATGCTGTCCAGGTAGAGGTCGGCCATTAGCCGATCACCGCGAGGATCAGCGCCCCGGCGATCAGCGTCCCGAAGAAGGACGCCAGCATGATCCCGGCGAAGGCCAGCAGCAGCTGACCGAAGTCGGTGCGGAAGAAGGTCTTGGACATGCTCTGTGTTTCCTTGCTGTCATGTCTGCCGGGGCAACCCGAAGCTGGCCCAGCCAGCCAAGGCGCTCGGCGCGGGAGGCTCCCCGCCGGGCGCGTTTGGGGGGATCGCATTTCCCGGCGGGGGTTCCGCGCCTCCGGCGGCGGAAGTCGGGCGAGCCTCAAGCTCGCGGACAACGAGCATGGCGTAGCCAGCGATGTCTTGCCAATGGTCAATCTCGTCGGCGTTGCCGTGCAGGATGCGCCCAATCTTGGACGCGATCATCTCTAGACTCTCGCGCTGGTAGGGCGTCAGGTTGTCCCAGCCGTCCGGGCAGCGCATGCGCCGCTTGAGGCTTTGGATCGTCTCCGCCTTCGTGCGGTAGTCGCCGTGGGTTTGCTCACGGGTGGCCAGCAGGTTGCCGATGGTCACAGCTTGATCTCCGCGCTTCGGCCTTCCTTCACCGCCACCTGACGGCCCGTCTGGGCCAGCTTCTGGTGGATGCGGAAGGCCTCTTGGCTTTCGGGATGCACCTGTCGCAGCAGCTGCTCAAGTACGTCAATGCGCGCACGCAGCACGCCGATCGTCTCGGGGATGACGTAGGGGCTCATGTGAACAGGCCGCCGACGAAGAAGAAGGCGAACATGCCAGCCGCGAACAGCAGGCCGCCGCCGATCGCCCGAAGCCAGTAGACGGGAGAGTTGGGGTTCATGGGGTTCCTCCTCTGGGGGCTTGGGGGCTTACGCCCCCGCCCTCTCAAAAGTCAGCGCGTCAGCGGTAATGCCGAAGCGGCTGGGGTTGTGTGCGCGGCGGGCCAAGAAGATGACGCCCTCGGCGTCGAGGCGAAAAGTCTTGCCCTTGTACTTGCGGGGCGCGGTCATCTTGCGGGCGAAGCAGGTGGCGCCAACCGTGCCGCAGTCCGTGACGATCCCGTGGCGCAGCGCGCGACCGCAATGGCCGCAGTCCACCATTTCGACGTAGCCGGTGATGCAGATCAGGTTGCTCATTTCCATCTCCATCGCTCCCAGCGCCCCGATCGGCGTCCGGTGAGACATACCTATCCGCCTGACGAACTAGACGCAATAGGGAAAATGGCCCTCGGTGAAAAAAGTTTAGACCCCATATCAACCGGCTTGCGTCCTAGACGCAATTCCCACTATCCTTCGGGGTACAGACCCGATGGAGATGGCAATGGCAGACGAGATGAAGGTGACGAAGTTCCAGCGCGCCCCTGGCGTGTGGCGCATCCGCATCGAGACGAAGGACGAGGCGGGCCGCCGCAAGTTCTCGACGGAGACGCTGAAGGGCTCGGAGATCGACGCGGAGGCGCGCCGCATCGAGCTCCTCAAAAGCGCCCACGCGGGCGACCTCGTCGAGATCACCGCCGACACGGTTCGCCAGCACTGGGCCAAGTGGCAGCGTCGGCGCGTCGGGCTGCAGCAGATTTCCGACTTGACGCACGCCAGCCAGGAAAACCTCATCAAGACCTTCCTGGCCCTCTACGGCGACCGCCCGCTGAAGTCGATCGACCGGGACGACATCGAGGAGTTCTACCTGTCGCGCATCCGGCAGGTTGGGCCGGGGACCATGACGATCACCCACCACCACCTCAAGGCCATGTTCAACCAGGCCGTCGCGGCGGGCGTTCTGGCCAAGAACCCGATGAAGAAGGTGGCCGCGCCGAAGGGCGAGAGCGAGGCCCGCAAGCCGCTGGAGAAGCGCCACATCAAGGCGCTGCTCACCTACGCTGCCGACAAGCCCTTCCTGGGCCGCATGATCCGCCTCGCGCTGGCCACCGGTATGCGCCGCGGCGAGATGTGCGCCCTGCGCTGGTCCGACGTCGACCTGGAGACGGGGATCGTCCACGTCGCCCGCACCGTCGTGCGCGTCGGGCAGGCCGAGTACGAGAAGAAGCCGAAGACGGCCAAGTCCGTCCGCTCGATCCGCATGACGAAGTCTCTCTGGGACGAGCTCAAGGCCTGCGCCGGCAAGCCCGACAAGCACGTCCTGCAAACCGTGTGGGGCGACCGGCCCACCCTCTCCTACATGACGTCAGCCACGAAGGACGCCCTGCGCGCGATCGGCCTGGACGAGGGGTATTGCCTGCACTCCACGCGCCACAGCCACGCCACCCACCTCCTGCGCGAGAAGATGCCGCTGAAGGCCGTGTCGGAGCGCCTGGGCCACGCCAACGTCGAGGTGACGATGATCGTCTACGCGGGCGTCCTGACGGGCGACGACCAGGAGCTCGCGGCCACCATGGACCGGGTGGTGAACGGGTAAGGGGCCGCCGTTACCCGGCTTTTACCCCGCCGGGTAACGCCTCGGGGTAAAGCCCCCACTAACTTGCTGACAAATCAAGGCACTTGCGCGCGCATCCCACCATCATGTGAGGACTAGGACGACGTGCCATCTCGTTGATTTTTGTGCGCTTAGTGCTGCGCCTAATGCCCGATTTTGCGGCCTGTGCGGCCTGTCCGGGTAACGAATTGAAATAGGTTGACTTCGCCCCGGCGGATGCGTCTGAATGCCGCCGGGTATTGTGCTTCTTGGTTTCCTCCCGGACCTGCCACCCAGCAGGCAACTGCCCGGCCCTCGCAAGGGGCCGGGCTTTTCTTTATCTTACTGCCGCTGGATGCCCGTCAGTTCGGCAAAGGGATCAGCCAGCAGCCCCGGCACCAGCTGGCGCGGCCCCACACCGTAGGCCGCAGGCGGGCGCAGGATCTGGTCGATCTGGCGCAGCTGCTGCGCGAGCTCTGGCCCGGTGCCAAAGAGGTAGGGCCGCAGCGCCTCGTTCGTCGCCCCCATGCGCGCGTTCGTCATGCCCATGGAGGCGCGCTGCAGGCCGCGCTGCAGCGCGCTCGCGCCAGCCGCGCCGATGCCCGACTGCGCCGCCTCCCGCAGGATGCTCGCCCCGCCGGTCGCCGCCCCGAAGTCCGCTTCCTGCGCCTGCAGCGGAGCCGTGGCGGAGATGCTGCGCGTGCCCCGGTTGGTGGCCGCCATCTGGGCCTCGCGCTCAATCCCCTGCAGCAGGACGTCAGCAGCCCGACGCGCCTCCTGGGGCGATCGGGCGGCACCCAGCGCCGCCTCAATCTGCGCCCGCACGTTGCCGCTGCGGAAGGCGCTGCTGATGTCGCGCCCCTCAATGCCGCGCCCGATCCGCTGGTTGACCGCGTCGAGCACGCCGACGACGAAGCCCTCGCGCTCGGACGCCGTCATCTTGGCGATGTCCCGCACGCTGGTTTCAGCGCGCTCGTTGAAGATCCGCTGGCCGGCACGCATCGCGTCCATGACGGCAGTCGGGCCAGCCCAGGCCTCGCGCGCCTGGCGGTACGGGCCGGGCAGGCTGTCGGCCTCCGCCAGGATCTGCTGCTTCAAGTTCTGCGCCCGGCGCCCCTCGGAGGAGACGCGCCCGGTGATGTTGTCCGTCTCCCGCTCGATGATGCGGTCGAGGCCACGCTTGACCATGTCCACATCGCGGAGAGTGTAGTCGCCCACGATCGTGCGGGTGCCCTGGGCATTGGGGGCTACAAGGTTGGGGAAGATCAGGCCTTCGTAGCGCGCCGCGTTGCGCGCCTCGTCGAACGCCGCATCGGGCGCGCGAAGCAGCAGGTCATCAAGGCGCCCCGACCGCGCTGGGATCTCACCGATCTGCGCGTAGAGCGGCGCGGCGGTGGCGGAGCGCGACGCCTGCAGCGCATCTAGGTTGTCGAAGAAGTTGCCGCGCGCACCGCCCAGCGCCCCTTCAAAGTCCTGCATGATGCGCGGGCCCTGCTCATTGGCCCGCGTCTGCAGCTGCTGCGTAATCTCCTGCCGGTTCGCGCCCGGCATGTTGGCGACGCGCCGCGTCTCCGCGGCCACGGCAGAGCCAGGCATCAGGTCGGCCAGGATCTCAGGCCGCGCCCCGCCCATGTCAGGCGTCTGCCGCGCAGCGTAGGCCGCCGCAGCCTCGGCGGGCGTCGAGCCGCTTTCCTCGATCAGCCCCTGCATGCGGCGCGCGGCGCGCTCCTCGGGGGACGCGAAGGTACGCCGCAGCATGCCGCCGGCCACAGGCGCAACGGCGCCGATCGGACCGCCCACCATGCCGCCCGTCAGTGCATCTTCGGCGGCGCGGTCCAGCCGCGCGCTGGCGCTGCCCTCGCCTTTCATAAAGCCCTCGACGCCGCCCTGGGCCGCGCCCACGGCAGCGCCTTGCGCGGCGCCCTGGCCAATGCGGGCCACAAGCGGAGCGGCACGCGCTGCCACCACAGGGGCGGCAGCGCCCCCGCTGGCGAGCATCGCGCCAGCCGCAGGGAGCACAGCCCCGGCGATTTCAGCGGCAGTAGTCTGGCCGGGCCGCTCCTGCCGGGTCACCGCCATGCGGCGGCGGACCTCCTCAAGCGCCTGGTCATAGGTCTGGCTCCCCAGGCGTGAGCGGAAGAAGGCCTCAACCTCGTCCCCCGCGCCCATAAGCAGGCCCTGCCCCAGACCGGAACGCAGCAGGACGTCAGCGACAAAGCCCGACTGCGGAGGCATGCCGAGTTCAGCGCCCCGGCGCGCAGCTGCTGCCGTCTGCGCGCGCGAACCCCCGATGGTGGGCAGCGCGTCCAGCTGGCGGAGGAGGTCAGATTGATCGGCCATAGGTGCCTCGCGTCGTTAGGGCATGAACGGAGCGGCGAAGTTGTCCGGCATTGGGTTTTGAACCCGACGCGGCGGCGGCGCAGGAGGAGGCGCAGCCGGTGGGCGAGTGAGTTCCGCACGGCGGCGCTGATAGGCCTGTAGCGCCGGGGCAGACAGTGCAGAAGCATCTATCCGCTCAAGCTGCTCAAGGGTCGCCTGGCCGATCGTCTCTGGCGTCAGACGGCGCGAGATATTCGTCCGCTCCCGCATCTGCGTGCGCTCCTGCAGGAGCTCGGGATCGCGCACGTCCTGGACGACGTTGTCGCGGTTCAAGTTGTACCGGCCAGCCAGGCCCGTGTAACGCTCCACCTGCGCCCCGAAGTCGTCCATCTCCTGGAAGAACCGCTGGCGGCCAGCATTCACAAGCTGCTGCCGCGCGGTGTCGGAAAGCCTGCCGCCGCCGGTCACGGTGTTGAACATGGCGCGGATGCTTTCGGGCACGCCTGCGGCGTTCTGTGCCGTCGCAGCTTCGCCGCCCGTGACTGTCGAGGTCGGGTCGTAGACCTTCATGAGAGACAGCACCAGCGCGATGTCCGACGCGCCCTCACCCTGGCGGGCAAGATCCATCATCGTGCGGAAGGCGGTCTGCCGCTGCGCGAAAGGCTCGCCCCTTTTGTTGAACTCGTCGCGCAGCGCGTTTTCGCGCGTGAAGGCAGTGCCTTCCTGCTCGGAGCGCCGAGTGACAGCCTCCTGGTTGGCCCTGATCCAATCGGCAGGGGTTCGCATCGTCGGGCGAAGCAGCGCCTCCTGTTCCGGCGTAAGAACCCAGCCAGGCGGGCGCGCTCCGGCAGGAGGGGCACCAACAGGCGCGCCAGCGCCCGCCGCCGGTTGTGCTGCTGCGGAGGGCTGGCCTGCTGGTGCAGCCGCGCTCGGGGGGGCGGGCTGAGACGGAGCCGCCGCAGCAGGCGCCTGCGCGCCGGGGACGGACGGACCAAGCAGGCCGGGGAAAGTCTGGCTAAAGGCCGCCGCTGCTTCGCGATCACGGCGCAGCTGTTCCTCCGCAGCATCGGCCTGGGCT